ATGATCCCCGAGAGCTACGGCATCGAGCGCGTGGATGTTTCCGCGCTGACGGCGTTCTCCGGGAATCCGCGCACGCATTCGGACGCGCAGATCGATCAGATTGCGGCAAGCATTCGAGAATTTGGCTGGACCAATCCGATCCTTGTCGATGCCGACGGGATCATCATCGCCGGCCACGGACGCCTCGCTGCCGCAGGAAGACTTGGCTTGACCGAGGTGCCCGTTATTCGGCTGGGCCATCTGTCGGACGCTCAGCGCAAGGCCCTGGTGATTGCCGACAACCAGCTCGCACTTAATGCGGGGTGGGATGATGTCGCGCTGTCCAACCTGATCCGGGAACTTGATGCCGAAGAGTTCAATCTGGATACGCTCGGCTTCCTGTCCGAGGAGCTCGATCGTTATCTGTCTGGCTTTGCCGAGGATGCCGAGGCTGAAGTAGAGGAGGGCGACCTACCAGAGGTGCCGGTGGTTCCGACCTCGCGACCCGGTGACCTTTGGATACTGGGCAACCATCGCCTACTCTGTGGCGACGCAACTGTCCTCACCGACGTCGAGCGCCTGATGGAAGGCCAGCTCGCAGACATGGCCTTTTGCGATGCGCCTTACAACGTGGACTATGCGAACGCCTCGAAGAACAAGGCCCTCACGAAGGACCGCCGTATCCTGAACGACGCACTGGGCGAGGGCTTCTATCAATTCCTCTACGACACCTGCGTGAACCTGCTGATGGTCACGAAGGGCGCCTGCTACATGAGCATGAGCTCATCGGAACTGGACACGCTCCAGCGTGCCTTCAAGGACGCCGGTGGCAAGTGGTCGACCTTCATCATCTGGGCTAAGAACACCTTCACCTTGGGCCGCGCCGATTATCAGCGCCAGTACGAGCCGATCCTCTATGGCTGGAAGCAGGGGGCCGACCACTTCTGGTGCGGCGCCCGCGACCAGGGCGACGTCTGGTTCGTCGACAAGCCGCGGGTCAACGACCTGCATCCCACCATGAAGCCGGTCGAACTCATCGAGCGGGCCATCCGCAACAGCTCCAAGAGCCGGGATATCGTCCTCGACCTGTTCGGTGGCTCCGGGACCACCTTGATCGCAGCGGAACGCTCCGGGCGCTCAGCCCGCTTGCTCGAGCTGGACCCGAAATACGCGGACGTCATCATCGAGCGCTGGCAAAACCTGACGGGTCAAGCGGCTGTGCTGGATGGTGAGGATCGGACCTACGAGGATCTCAAGGCGGCGCGCGGCAAGCGCCCGTCCAGCTCCACCTCAGCGGAGGACTGAGAGCGTCAGCTTCGTTGCAGTTGGGAGATCTCGTCCTTGATCTTCAGCTTCTGATGCTTGATCGTTGCCAGTTCCTGGTCGCTGGTCGAAGCGTGGGCAATCGCATCCGCAAGGCGGGCCTCGAGGGCCTGGTGCTTTGCCTTCAGTGCTTCGAGGTGGGCTTGGGTCGACATGGTCCCTCCCGTTTCTGACGTTTACCGAAGTCAGAATGCCACCGAAGAGTGGACTGGAATTTGATGCCCGTCAAACTGTCAAAGGTTAACGCAGGGATGTGATGCAGTCGCGCTGGATGTCCCTGGTGGAGTCTTCCGCCAATGTCGTCGTGGGGTATGGTCTGGCCGTCCTGACGCAGGTCATCGCGTTCCCGCTGTTCGGGCTGAGTGTTTCGCTCAGCGAGAACCTCAGCATCGGGGCCGTCTTTACCCTCGTTTCTCTGGTCCGCAGCTATGTGCTCCGGCGGCTCTTCAATGCAGTGGGAGCGTCTAGGTCCGCAGGTACTTGAGCAGCGCGGCGATTGCCAGAACAAGGAACACGAGGATGAGCAGGCCGAACAGCCCCATGCCCCATCCCATTCCCATGCCGTCATATTGCATCATGGCCAGTCCCTCCTGAGCGTTGCGCGGTAGGTGGATATCCTTGTAATCCAGACTGGGTCACACCTGACACCAACACAGGGCTGCCATGCGAGGCCGTATCACTCGCTGGAATTGTCGCTTTTCGATCAATCGCTCTCAAATCAATTGCTAGAGAGGCGCCACTACACCTCCCTGACTTGAGAGCCGCCGGACACGCATCCAGCGGCTCTTTTTTTTGGCAGTGAACGGTGCTCAGGCGATCTTGTAGACCCGACCCCGTGCGTCATCCTTCTCGGAAGTGATCGTCAGGCCCAGCTTCTTCTTCAGGGCACCGGCCATGGCGCCCCGGATCGTGTGCTGTTGCCAGCCGGTCGCTTCGACGATCTCGATGAGGGTGGCGCCCTTAGGGCGGCGCATCAGGTCGATCATCTGTGACTGCTTGGTGCCTTTGCGGGGTTTGCGTTCCTTCGGGGTTGAGGGCTCGACCGCTTTGGGAACTTCGGCGGCGGCAGGTTCCTTGGCGACCTCTGGTTCGATTCCGATCGCGGCAAGGCCGGCATCAGTGATGACGAGTGTCACTAGGCGACCCTCGTCAGTCTCGCGCCAGACGGGGTCGTTGAGCTTGCGGTTGGCCTTCACCTCCTTGAGGAGGCCCTTGGCGACCAGCGCCGTGACCACCTTGTGGGCGGCACCGCCCTTTAGGCTCTTGGGGAGGGGAAGTGCGAGACGGTCGGTGCGCTGCGAGGCGGTGCTGAGGATCACGCTCTGGGTATCGGAAAGCTTGGTCATGGGTCTTGCTCCTTGGCTCTAATGGAGCGGCGGGGATCGCCGGTTCCTATGAGCCCAAGCCCCGCGTCCGGTGCGGGGCGAAGGAGGGGGCTGGGGGGCCGGCCCTTGTTGAGCTGACATTTGCTCTGTGTGCGGGCGCTATCCAGTTGATTGTGAGCAATCAGATTGCTTTTTGACGCGCCGGACTCCGCAGTTGCGCGGGGGGAGAGCCCGAAAAGCTTCCAGTCGGGAAGAATAAATGGGTCTGTCCATCCGCGCCTATGCCGCCCATCGCGGCGTCAGCCACACCAGCGTCCGGAAGGCCATCGCCTCGGGGCGGCTGACGACCGAGGCGGACGGTACGATTGACCTTGAGAAGGCCGACCGCGCCTGGGTCCGGAATGCCGACCCTTCGAAGGCGCGGAGCAGCACAACGTTGAAGCCGGTGCCGGATGCGGCGGTTGGCGCCGTCCGGGACACGCTTTCGGAGGCAGGTTCACCGCTCGTCGGCGGCATGAGTTACCTTCACGCCAAGACGGCAGAGAAGGTTCTGACGGTGCAGTTGCTGCGCGAGAAGCTCCGCCGCGAGAAGGGCGAGGTGGTCGAGCGTGACTATGCCATCGAGCAGGGGTTCTCCTTCGCGCGTCGCATCCGCGATCAATGGCTTGGCTGGCCCGCCCGTGTCTCGGCGCTGATGGCAGCTGACCTCGGCGTCGACACCCACAAGCTTGAGGCGCTGCTCACCGAGCAGGTGCGTGAACAGTTGCAGGCTTCTGCCTCGGATGAGCTTCGGCTGCATGAGCGCACGGTATAACTGTCCTATTGCACCAAGGGGGTATGGCGGAGGAGGCGTCTGCGTCCGATTCTTGTCTGTTGAATGCGGCAAGGGTAGGGTTTCCTTCATGACGCAACGCGAAGGTATCGAAGGCCTCTGTTCCAGGGCTCTGATCTGGGACTGCCATGCGGGCACAGCTCCCCACCCTGACGTGGATCTCTCATGCGTGGCGGCGTGGCGCGACGCTGGCGTCGACTTCATTTCTATGAATATCGGTTTTGATGCCATGGACTGGAAGAGCTGCCTGGCTACGGCGACTTCCTATCGCAAACAGGTTCTGGCTCTTGCCGATATCGCGGTTCTTGCAGAAACAGTTGATGATGTCCTTTCCGCGAAGGCGAGTGGGAAAATCGCGGTCGCGTTCGATATCGAGGGTGCCAATGCACTCAACAATGACCTCGCGATGCTTTCGACCTATCATGAGATCGGTGTTCGCCAGATGTTGCTCGCCTACAATCTCAATACGGCAGCGGCGGGAGGGTGTCACGATGACGATAGCGGGCTGACTGCGTTTGGGCGCGACGTCGTGAGGGAGATGAACCGCCTGGGGATGGTCGTCGATGTCTCGCACATGGGCAAGCGGTCTTCCCTGGATGTCATTGAGGAATCATCGCAGCCCGTCATATTCTCGCACTCCAATGCCGTGGCGCTCTGTGATCATGGACGTAACATCGACGATGACCAGATCCGGGCTTGCGCGGAGAGCGGAGGGTTCGTCGGCCTGAATGGTATTGGCATCTTTCTCGGCAACAACGATGTCAGTGAGGAAGTGTTAGCCGATCATGTCTGTTACATTGCTGATCTGGTTGGCCCAAAGCATGTCGCTCTTGGCCTTGACTGGAACCCGCCGTCGGCTACCGCCCCCGATCTCACCGAACTCGTCGCCAGTCGCCCGGAGTTTTGGCCGCCCGGACAGCGCTACGATACACCCGGCATCAAGTTTGCCAGTCCGCAGCAGATCCCCGGGCTTTGCCGAATTCTTGCGGAAAGAGGTTGGCAGCCGGCTGATCTCGAGGCGTTTCTCGGTGGAAATGCCCTGAGGCTTGCTGAAGCAGTCTGGAGATGATGACGGCCTCCCGATTGGCTCTGTAAGCCCGGACGGGCACGGAGCCACATCGTTTCAACAGGGAGCCGCCAACCTTGAACTCCCGGGAAGCAGGCGGCGATGCCCAATGATTATGCTGGCAATGCTGCCTTCCTGCGGAGCCTTGCCGACGGACTGACGCCCGACCCGCTGATGACGGTCGCCGAATGGGCCGACAGCTATCGCATGCTGTCGGGGAGGGCCGCGGCGGAAGCCGGCAGATATCGGACCTCGCGTACCCCCTACATGCGCGAGATCATGGAGAACCTGTCACCGTCCAGCCCGGTCGAACGGGTGGTGTTCATGAAAGCGGCCCAGACGGGGGCCACGGAGGCCGGTAACAACTTCATCGGCTTCGTCATCCACCAGGCACCGGGCCCAATCCTGGCGGTCCAGCCGACGGTGGAGCTGGCGAAGCGCAATTCGCAGCAGCGCATCGATCCGCTGATCGAGGACAGCGAGGCACTCCGCAAGATCGTGGCGCCGGCTCGGTCCCGGGATTCAGGGAATACGGTGCTGGCGAAGCGCTTTCCGGGCGGGCAGCTGGTGCTCACGGGCGCCAACAGCGCCACGGGGCTCCGCTCCATGCCGGCACGCTACGTGTTTCTCGATGAGGTCGATGCCTATCCGGGTGATGTTGACGGGGAAGGCGACCCGATTGCCCTGGCCGAGGCCCGCACCGCTACCTTCGGGCATCGCAAGAAGCTGTTCCTGGTGTCGACACCGACGATCAAGGGGCTGTCGCGCATCGAGCGGGAGTATGAGGCCTCCGATCAGAGGCGGTATTTCGTGCCATGCCCGCATTGCGGGGAGATGCAGTGGCTCCAGTTCGAGCGGCTGCGCTGGGAGAAGGGGAAGCCTGAGACCGCACATTACATCTGCGAGGCCTGTGACGCCGACATCCCCGAGGCGGCCAAGACCGACATGATGTCGAAGGGCGAGTGGCGCCCCACGGCCGATGGATCCGACCCCCGGACCCGCGGATATCATCTCTCGGCACTGTATTCGCCGGTCGGATGGACCAGCTGGGCCGGAATTGCCCGGAGCTGGGAGGATGCCCAGCACAATGATGCGGCTCTGAAGACGGCGAAGAACGTGTTGCTGGGTGAGACCTGGATGGAATCGGGTGAAGCGCCTGACTGGCAGCGGCTTTACGACCGCCGGGAGCGCTGGACGCCCGGGAGTGTGCCGGAAAAGGCGTTGTTCCTCACGGCTGGCGCCGACGTCCAGAAGGATCGCATCGAAATCGACGTCTGGGGCTGGGGACGGGGGCTGGAGAGCTGGCTCGTCGACCACATCGTCATCGAGGGAGGGCCTGACCGGCCGGCTGCGTGGTCGGAATTGACCTCACTGTGTACCAAGACCTGGCGCCATGCCTCGGGAACCCTGATGCAAATCGTACGGATGGGTGTCGATACCGGCTACGAGGCGCCCGCAGTCTATGCCTGGGCGCGCGGTCAGGGCTTTGACCAGGTGGCGCCCGTCAAGGGTGTCGACGGCTTCAACCGCCTGAGCCCGGTGTCAGGCCCGACCTATGTCGATATGACTGCCGGGGGAAAGCGCATCCGGCGTGGTGTCAGGCTCTGGACGGTGGCCGTCTCGACCTTCAAGTCGGAGACCTACCGCTTCCTCAGGCTCGAGCGCCCGACGGACGAGGAATTGGCTGCAGGCACCGCGCATCCGCCGGGCACGATCCACTTGCCGGCCTGGACCGAGAGCGAGTGGTGCAAGCAATTCGTCGCCGAGCAGCTGGTCACGGTGAAGACCAAGCGGGGTTTCCAGCGACTGGAATGGCAGAAGCTGCGTGAACGCAACGAGGCGCTCGACTGCCGGAGCTATGCCAGGGCCGCGGCGTGGATCGCCGGAATCGACCGCTGGGGCGATGATCGCTGGGAGGCACTGGAGACGGAACTGAAGGATGGCGCCGGAACGAGGCGTGCTGCAGATCGCACCGTTCCCCAGAAAGAAAACACGCGCCCCGTTTCCGGAGCGCGTGATGGGAACTGGATCAACCGCAGACGCGGCTGGATCAAGGAGGTGTGAGGGTCAGGCTTTGCGCTTCAGCGCATAGACATAGGCCTTGGAGATGCCGAGTTCCTTTGCGATGGTATCGGCCGTCTTCTTCGCCTTCGAGCCGGCGATCACCGACTTGCGCAGCTTGGCGACATCGGCCGTGCTGCGGCGGGCGGCCTTCTTCGCGGCGGGTTTACGGGCGGCGGACTTCTTCGGAGCCTTGGTCGACTTGACGGCGATTGCCTTCTTGGTCTTCCGGCTCTTCGTGGGCGTCCGGCCCGCAGCCTTCCTGGCTTTCTTTGCCATGCGGCTCAGAGGGCCTTGAGCTGGTCGGCCGATTCCTTGCCGGAGCGGCGGTCGGCAACCACTTCGAAGGACACAGCCTGGTTCTCGGCGAGACTCCGGAGACCGGCGCGCTCGACAGCGCTGATGTGGACGAACACGTCCTTGCCACCGTTATCCGGGGCAATGAAGCCGTAACCCTTGGTCTCGTTGAACCACTTAACCTTGCCTGTAGCCAATGTCGTATCTCTCTTCTGTCTTGAGTATCGCTATCGCTGTTCCCACAGCGGCGCGCATCAAGACAGGCAAAGTTAAGTAAAGTCAAACGCTCCGTGATCGGAATTTGTCTACCCGGTCAAATCTACCTGAGGCGAACCGAGGACCGCGGAACGGCACCCATAGGCTCCGGAACATCGGCGGGCGCTTTCTCGCTCACAGGCTGCTGATGCAGGCTGCCTCCCTCCTCGACGATGGTGGAGGTGACGAGCCGGGTGATTTCGGTTTCGGGGATGTCCGGGAACTTACCTGACAGCAGTGCCACGATCAGGTTCGCAGACACCTGCTGGCCGGGCGACTGGGCCATGGAGACGATCACCAGGGTCCGGGCGGCGGTTTCGAGATCAATAGACATCAGGCACTTCCGAATCCCCGTGAGACTCATCCTCACCATGGGTTGAGTGCCTCAGACCTTGATATGGATCAGATTACAGGGGGCGAGGAATGAGCTGGACCGCCTCTGAGCTGGATGCCCTGCGCAAAGCCTATGCCAGCGGCACGCTCAGGGTGTCGTTTGAAGGTCGGAGCGTCGAATACGGTTCCGCCGTCGATCTCCTGAGCCGGATCCGGACCATCGAGGCGGCGATGCAGACCCAGTCCGGGTCGAAACCGCCGCGCCGCAGCCTCGCGGCCTTCGGCAGAGGATAGAATGAACTGGCTCGACCGTACCATCGGAGCCCTGTCGCCCAGTGTCGGGCTGCGCCGGATGCGTCAGCGTCAGGCGCTGCAACTCATGCAGCGGGCCTATGAGGGAGCGAAGGCCGGCCGGCGAACCGATGGCTGGGTGACGGCAGGCACCGGTGCCAATGCCGAGATTGCACCCGCCAGTGCACGGCTGCGGGATCGCTCGCGCGACCTCGTACGCAACAACCCATATGCGGCGAAAGCCGTGAACGCGCTGGTCAGCAATCTGGTCGGCACCGGCAGGCGGTGGTGCGACCGGCAAGATCAAGTCCTACGCCATCTTCGCCGATGGATCCTCGGGAGAGCTTGGCTGCAGGGTGACGATTGGCTGCACGCCGGGCTACGGCGGCTCGCTGGTGCTCGACCCAGGCACGCCTGCCTACGCGACTGACTATGTCGACGGCTACCAGGTCTACGTGCCTATCACGTTCTCGGCGGCAATCAGTCCGACCGCGTGATGATCAAGCGCATTGCGAAGAACCGCCTCCTCGGGGCCCGGCGCTGCCCTTGGAGGATCAACCAGCCGGCTGCAGTGCGACCTGTCGTGCTGGCGGCCAACGGCGCCCTTTCCACCAACGAAGCATAGGAGAAACTTGCATGTTCACGTCGATCGACAAGGCGCTTGTCGCCGCCATCATGGGCATCCTGTTCATTGTCCAGACCTACACGGGGTTCAGCATGACCTGGGCGACCCCTGACACCATCGCCACCATCATCGGCCTCGTCACTCCGGTGCTGGTCTGGGCCATCCCCAACAAGAAGGCGGCCTGAGCATGAGCTGGCAGGAGGGCGTTGCGGTTGCGGTTGTGCTCTTGGGGCTAGGCGCCGGGGCGTTCCTCGTGGCGCAGCGGCCCTCCTTCTGGATCGAGTTCGGCACCCGGTTGGGAAAAGCGCTGCTGCCTCTGGTTTGGGGCTTTGTCAGCAGGAGGATGCCGCCGGAGGAGGAGGCTGCGTGGCGGGCGGCCGAGAGGCGGGGGCAGGGGGATGAGTGGCTTCGCGACCAACGACGCAAATGA